ATAGCTGCCATTAATCCTAATACATGATCATACTGTCCAGATAGTCTATCGAAACTAAATCGTTTTGATATAACGAATCTTGGTCCAGATTTTAATGGATTAGGAGTAAAGTCTAAAATTTGTTTTGTATCTGGTAAGAATACATAAGTACCTTCTTCGTTATAGTACTCAACTAATTCTGTACCGTCAGCTAGTTGGTTATCCCAACTTCTTTGATAAGCGTCTGTATATTTAAATTTTGAATAACCAGAAGGAAACTGTCCGCCTTCATCAACTATAACTTTAGCTGCAGGATACATTTGTTTAATAACCGCATTTGGTACTAAACGCATTAATGCCATTTCTTTTGGATCTTGATCTGGTCCATAGTATCCAGGAAAACAGTCATAAGGATCTCTTAGCTCTGCATGAGGATACATAACTCCATCTGGTCCTTTTTTCTGTCTTAGTATCCAAACAGCAAATCCATAACCTGGCATCCATCTACCAACTTGAGGTAATTGTAAATGTAGTTTTTGATTCTTATCGAAAGCATGAACTATTCTTTCTAGTTTTTCTGCTTTCTTTTTACTTCTCTCTGAATCTTTTTCATTAAATACATCAATTTTTAAATCAGGACTTCTTCCTAGTTTTTGTGCAAATCTCTCTAAAGCAGAAAGCATTAGGTTAGGTGCAGGTAGTTCTGAAAACTCTAAAGATGATTTCTCACCTAATAGTGCTTTAACACCAGCCTGTCCACCATTTAAAATATCACGTACTCTGCTTCTATCAATAGCAGCATCTTGATTCATGTTTCTCAAGGTTGCTACCTTCTTAAAAAGTTGTTCTCCTGTATAAGGCATTTATCTCCAAATATCGTTATCTAGCTTACTTGTTTCATAATTAGTATAGCTTGGATTGTAGTCAGTACCTAGTTCTGCAAGACGTTCTTTTTGTAACCTTCTTACTGCTCTCATAGGGAACCAACTAGCCATAACTATGTCGGTCTTTGTACCTACTGTCTTTGATTTATTTTTAGCACTAGAAAAGTAAACTAACTGACTTGTTAAAAGATTTACTTTTTCTTGTGCATTTAATGTTTGGTAGGGTAAGTCTATAAGTTGTTCTTGGTACAGAGGTCTCATAGCAGTAACTCCATAGATAGGGTCAAATTTATTTGCATAAGTTTCATGTCCCTCTAAAAATACTCCATGTTGAGATGCAAACTCTCTAATACTTCTATCTTGTCTAATAGCTTTTTGAAAACCGTTTTCCTCTATAACCCAATGAGAACAATTATATTTCTGCCACCAATCTTTTATAACATGTAATGCTTGAGGGATACCTCCACCAAGGTTATTATCCATATCCACCATATACATTATGTTATTTCCTTTTTCATAAGCCCATAAAAACGCAGCTTGGTAGCCTGTTGAAGCAGGGTCCAATCCTGCAATAAGTTGAGTATGAGGTGGAATGTGTCCTATATCTCTTCTTTGGTTTCTACACATTTCAATCTCTTCTCTATCAAATAAAGAAAGTCCATCAGGCATAGCTACATTAAGATATACCATTTCATAGATGGCTCTACCACCTGTAGTTTCCGCAGCTCTTTTTCTATCCATTAACCAATTAAAACTTCTTTTACCTTTCCATAACATACAGTCTTGATGTTCATCTTCATTCCAATCAGGTAATGTACATCCTGTATCATGTGCTTCTTCAACTGTTGTTTTCCAAGATTCGTTATCTAACAAGTGATGATATAAGTCATCATGGTGTTGTCTTGAACCTATTACAATTACGGCAGTATGGTCTTCTTTACGACTTGACAATGTAGTTGTCCACCAATTTCTAGTGTTCTCTCGTGAAGAAGGTTGCATAGTAGAACTGTGGTCCTCGACATCATCACAGATAATGAGGTCACAATCTCTTGAAAGTATCTTTCCCCCTCTTCCCAACCCAACAATCGTAGGTGATTTAATACCAGACACAGTACGAGTAGCCACGGTAAATTGGTTTTGAGTCCAGGTCTTACCAGTTCGAGACGTAGGCTTAAAACTTCTACCAGGTCCACAAATTTCCTCAACAAGAAGTTCATTGTTTTCCAGAGTGTCAAGCACAGCACCAACGCTGTTCTTTGAAATCTCTTCATTTCCACCTACCCATAAAATTCTTATATTTGGATTTTTGCATATTAACCATACTGTGAAATGTATTAACAGTTCTGTCTTGCCGTGTCGTGGAGGAGACAATATCATTTGTTGCCCACCTTCGTCTAATGCTTCTAAAAGTGAATCTATCCACTTTAAATGAAATTTGGGAGTTTCGTATGGTAATCCTTGTTCGGTTAAGAAGTATCTATCTCTAAACTTAGAGAAGTCTTTAAGAGTTTCGGATGCAACAGGCGGAAGCTCCCAAGTGTCTTGGGCTTGTTTGATTTGTTTATCTTCCAGGAATGCTGAGTATGCCATTGATACTGCACCTGGCGTTGTTTCAAGAAGTCTTGCCACATCTGCAATGGTATTTTTCTTATCAAGAATATCTTGTGCAAGACCTGACTCAACAATATCATTATAGACCGTACCTCTACGGCTTTGAACGTTTTTCTTTTCAACCTCGCTAGGTATATTAAGTGTTTCTTCATCCTGTTGCCACTCTTTCCCCAGTTTAGCAGCTCTCTTCTTCTGCATCTGTATTCTGTTAGAACATCTGTCGCTGCAAAATTTCCTCCTCCCTGTTGGAAGCATACGTTTGCAACCTGCTGCGTAGCAGATTCTTCGCTTGTCATTCATTAAGTTACTTTCTCTTAGGTTTTCTTTTAGAAGAGTAGCTTTTCTTTTTTCCTGTTTTTGTATAAGGCATATAAATACTATAACATAGGCTGTAAAAAAAATTTTCTTATTACTTAAGGTATCTCTAAAGGGAGGTGGCAGGGTTTTAACCTGCGTTATATTTTGTTAGTTGCCTAGCAAAATAAACTTGGTCACCTCCAATTTTAGAGTCACCCTCTCTTGCGAGAGGATGGATTATCGTACTGAAAGGAGGCTAAACAAAGGAAAGGAATCCTAAAAGTTTAGTTAGTTTGATTTTAATATGTTTTCTGTTAAGATACAAGTTATTAAATCGTACAAATAGGATATTTTTCTAGCTCTTAGGAAGAGAATATCTGATAAGAACATCAATAAAGTGGACTAGCTAGACCATCATAACTAGGGTTAAAGCCTATTACTTCATAATATAAAATAAGTCATAAATAGATTTGTTATCGGTTTGGGAGGGATGACACAGGGTAAGAAGTGCTCATTATCTTTACTTGTTTAAATGAAAAGCAAACATAAAAAAGCCATATAAGAGGTACCTACAACATATAGTACCGCTATATATAGTACCTGTTAACAGCATATTCTTAAGGGACCTACTACATGAAGGAGACCGCGCCACATTGAACCCTGCCATGTGAAAGATGGCACAGTTACTGCCTAGCCACCAGAAGAATATCCAGTATATACCACACAATATATAGTATGTGTGTGTGATTGCACTAGATATGGTATAGAAATGTACCTAGTTTGATTGAGAACAGGGGATAATCAGTTAAACTTGTATCCCAGAACAACAGATGCAGTTGAAATCCAGATAAAATAGGCATAAGAAAACCCCACTTAGTTTTAATTGAGAGTGCAAAAGTAACTAAGCAGGGCTTTCTAGTAATGTAACAATGGGAAAATTACATTACAATAGTCTTTTTAAAGTATCAAGAGCTTGATTAATTTCTTTCTGTCTCTCCTCATTTTCTTGTACTTTTTCAGCTATTTCTCTTAATTTATTTAACCTAATCTCGCTAGGTGTCAATTCCTCAAGAGTAATATCTTCTTTATTCTTAGCCATTATTTTCCTACTTTCTTTTAATATTTTTCATATAAATCAATTATATAATCTTTACCGAAAGTTTCATTAATTACCTCTTCACATAGATGAGCAATATATTTTTTATTACTTTCTATGAAGCTAGTAATTACTTTTCTTTCTAGTTCTTCAAATTCTTTACTTTCTAAATTATTAGAAAGATTATCTAAACTACTTTTAATCTTCATTAGTTCTATTTTTAATGATTCTTTATTCATTATTTACCCTTTCTTAATAACCAATCCATTTTCTCTTAGGTGTTTTTTACAAGCCTGTAAATCACTAACAACTCTAATTATATTTTCTTCTTCATCTACTTCACACTTCCAATAAGTATTTTTATAACAAGTGTCATCTTTATCTACGCAAGATAAATTATTATTCACTAACCATTTTATTTTCATTATTTACCTCATTTCATTTACTTAATAAAAGAATACTAGATAATAATATTTATGCAACAACTATTGACAATATATTTAAGATGTGCCTATAATAAAAAAGTACTAAAAATATGGAGAATAAATAATGGCAAAAAACGAATTACCTAAAGAGTTAAAAGAACTCTATGAGGAAAGGGAAAGAGTTAGAAGTACCTTACATGCAAAGGCAACCGAACTTGGTTGTGATATGCAGTTAGCCAATTCAGTTTTAGGAATTGGAAAGCAAATAGACATTCTTATAGGCAACATTGTGTTATCTATGGGAGAAGATGAAGGCACTAATTATGTGCAAAGCGTAATTGATAGTGTCAAAGATTTCAAAGGAAAGGAATAAAAGTGCATAGAAAACATTTCAAAGCTATTGCAAATGTTATTAAAAATATGAAGACAAAGCCGAATGCAGATAAAGACTTTATATTTTATATGGCATTAGAACTTGGAAAAACTTTCAAGGAATTTAATAGCAATTTTGATGAAGAAAAGTTTATGTCTGCTTGTGGATATGAAAAATCTCAAGAAGTTGTAAACATATAACGACAAGATGTTATATTTAATAATATGAAAGACAGATAAAAAAGTTATCTATCGTGAGTAAGAGTAAGTAATTACAGCCCTGTTGGTCTTACGACTGAAAACGGTAGGTAGCTTGTAGCACATAAGAATACTCTAAATAACCATAACAACTTGCAAGTTGAAAATTAAAGCAGAGTTCTCCTTGTGTGTTACAAGCTATCTATTGATAGCAGGTTAAGTAAAAGAAAAGAGGAAAAATTGTCAGATAATAATGAATTATTTGTTGATGAGTGGAGTGGAAGTCAATACGAACTAGACGAAAACGGATTAGTTCAAAATTTACGACCAAGTAACGAAATTAACTATAATAAATTTGATAATGAGGATATAAAACTAATGAATAGTTTTGGAAACTTCAATTCTATTAGAACTATAAACGAAAAAGCAAAAATAACTTTTTTAGGAGATAGTATTTTAGATTGTGATTCTTACACAAAGTCAAATAAGACAACTATTGACTTTATGTTAGATAATATCCAAATACAAGGAATTAGTAAAAAGGATAAGGAAGAGCTAGTAAACGACCAAACTGTGGACGGATACACAATATATAATGTGCTTGATAGTTGCAAAGATGTAAACGACAACTCAGAGTATGTTGTTATCTCAGCAGGTGGAAACGATTTATTAGGTGCTTTACCTTTATTATCAAAACAAGTTGACACTAACGAAATGTTAGCACTATTAAATAGAGAATTAGACAAATATTTGAGTGCTTACAAAACAGTTATTGGAAAACTAAAGAAAAAAGGCAGAAAGTTTATGCTGTTAACTGTTTATGACGGAAACCCAGCATACGACAACAGCCAATTTCAAGGAATTGAAGATATAGTTGAAACTGTAATATCAATGTGGAACGATAGATTATATCGTTTAGCAAGTGATTTAGATTATGTAGAAGTAGTTGATACAAGAAATGTAATGGACGAAACTTGCTACTACAACGATATTGAGCCAAATGATAAAGGTGCTAAACGAATAGGTAAGCAAATATTTAATTGGTTATGGTACAACAACGCCTTTAAAGAACTGAAAGGTATCTAATGGAATGTAGATTATGTGAAGAAAGTTATCCAAGAATTAGTATGACTAATGGTATATGTTCTATGTGTATGCAATTACATAGTAAAGCAGAATTAGTTGGATTGTTAGAAGAATAAAGAAAGAGAGGAATAAATAATG